CCTTTCACAATCAACATGCCACACACTAATAATCAAGTCACTTCAACCTCACACTTCGGGGGTATCACTGGATATAGACATGTCGATCTCGATCTGTCAACATCGACTGCTGCAGAACTTGTTATCCCATATGTTGGCCTAGTTTCACACTACAATACTATTACTCACCGATCTCTGATTGGTAGTTTTAGATGTACTGTGTATTCAAAGCTTTCATCTGGGGCATCAGAATCGCAGACGTCAGTTGATGGAACAGTATGGATCAGTGCTGAAAACATTGATCTTCAAATGCCTACTGGTCTCGTGATGCCTGCTATCCGTGTTGTTGAAGGACAAATGAAGAAAGAAAAAGAACAACCTGCGAAAGGAACGATCGAAAGCATCGCCAGCACGACTTCTACAATTGCAGCTGCAGTTGGACGGATTCCTGGACTTGCTGAAATTGCGAATGGTGTTCAGTGGGCCGCAGATGCTGTTGCAGGCGTTGCAGGCATGTTCGGATGGTCTCGACCTACCGACCCTAGCTTTGCGACAATTGTACAACCATCTTTGGTTCGTCATATGACGAACTTCAACGGTGACACTAAATCAAAACCACTCGGTCTGGACGCACGTAACGAAATTTGTGTGCCTTATCATGCTTTTGCCACGAAAGATGATGAGATGGCATTGGCAACAATTCTACAGAAACCGGTTTACGTCGATCGATTCACAATGGATCAAACTCAAATCAGTGGCACAACCATTTGGAGATGGCCTGTAGTTCCTAGTGCTTGCACGAAGAAAATTGCAGCTTCACCTTACGAACCAGGATTGATTTTCTTTCACACTTTTGCTAGTTATCTCTCTCGCATCTTCGGCTTTTGGCGAGGAGCTTTGAGATATCATTTCAAGGTTGTGAAGACGAATTTTCATTCTGGTCGTATTCGTGTGTTCTTTGTCCCTATGGCTGAACTTGGATCGGATGTCACTATGATTGATTTTAACAAATGTTATAATCAGATTTTTGACATCCGTGACACGGCAGAGTTCGAGTTCGAAGTTCCTTATGTATCTAATACACTTTGGAAGAAACTTGATCACAGTATTTCTACAATTGTTCCGTCAGCAGTCTCTTATGACAGGCCTACCGGCATGATTTACGTACAAGTACTGAATCAGTTGAGAAACCCATCTATTGCCTCCAACACAATTGAATTTCTAGTCGAAACTAGTTGTGGTGAAGACTTCCAATATGCTTTTCTCACTGAATCTGATGTTGTCAAACCGATGATGATCAGTCATGAACAGTTCGAAGGCCATATTACATCAAGTGATTCCGATCGCTATGTACGAAGGGTCAGTGGACAAATGCAGTCTTTCTTTGAAAGCAAGAAGATGAAGGATTACAATCCAAACATACTCGGTATGGGAGAAGCAATCACATCTTTGAGACAATGTCTCAAAAGATATGGACGATATAAGGCGATTTTGCCGGCTGTGACAGCTGGCAATCTCAATATGATTCGTCCATATGACACCAATGACAATTTTCAGAATTTTATTAGCGTCGAACTAGACCAATCGGGTCCCGTCGACGGTTTGTATAATTATGTAAGTTATCTTTATAGAATGGTCTCAGGAAGTATGAGAATGATGTTCGTACCAGCTGGAACAACCCTTGTGGATTTTCCTGATGTGCGACTTCGGCCTTATACTACTGATATGCATTCTATTACCCAAACTACTTTCGAAACAGTACAACCTATCACTGATTGGCCTGGAGTCGAAAATAGTGCTCCCCTTGTAAAATACATTCCTTATATTGAGGGAACTCTCGAAATAGATGTTCCTTTCTACCAAGAAATTCCAGTTCAAATGACTGCTGTTGGAGAACCAATTGCAGCTGACCCTGAAGTCGTTGGCGCTGAGCAACCGTATAATTATGGTACCGAAATCGGTATTAGTAATTCTATGGACTGTGAAGTGTACAGATCTATTGGAGAAGATTTTTCATTCGGATACAATATCGGAGCCCCCCTGGGATATTATCCCTTCCCCGCACCCTAAAGGTGTTGTCGGAGCACACATACCATGTGTTATGTGTGTTGCGAGACTGAGCGCATAGCGTCTGTGAAAGTCAATCTTCGGATTGTAAATTTTACCTCCAGTTGGGAGGGTTTTAGATCAGAGTGCGAATCAGTCGTACAACACTTGCGAAAGAAAACGCAAGCCAAAACTTTGGTGGCTTTAAGAGTTATTTTTATATTAAATTATTATTTTATATTTTAGACTCAC